AAGTCTAGTAGGTTGGGTGTGAGACAAACACTCGCTACCAAAGACACAGTATCTAGAAATATTCTAGACTAATGCTACCAAGATTTGCCAAAGGAAAATTTACACCAAAAAACCAAGAAAAATATGTTGGTTTAAAAACTCCAACATACAGATCGAGTTGGGAACACGCATTTATGAGATTGTGTGATGAACATCCTAACGTGGCAAAATGGGCAAGTGAATCAATAAAAATTCCTTATAGACATCCACTTACAGGCAAATACACTGTATACGTTCCAGATTTTTTTGTTGTTTATGTAGATAAAAATGGACGTAAAAATGCAGAACTTATTGAAGTAAAACCAAAATCTCAAACAAACATTTTTGATGCTGGTAAAAGCCAAGGTAAGAAAAAACAAGCAGTAATTAATATGGCAAAGTGGGAAGCCGCAAATGCCTATGCAAAACAAAACAAAATCAGATTTAGAGTATTATCAGAAGAACAATTATTTCATCAAGGCACACGTAAATAATTTTTCATGTACCAATTAGATACTATAAAAAGTATTACAATAGAAATCACTAATTTTTGTAATGCAAAATGTCCTCAGTGTTCACGTTATAACAAATACGGCGAAATACAAAAAAATTTACCGCTTATTCATTTAGATCCAAACTGTTTACACAAAATTCCATTTGAAAAAATGACTAGTTTAGAAACAATAAAATTTAATGGAAACTATGGTGATCCATTAATGCATCCTCAGATAGATAAAATCTTAGATATTTTTAAAAACTACAAATTAGTTTTAAGCACAAACGCATCTTTAAGGTCTGCAAATTGGTGGAAAAATCTTGCCAAGTATAACATAAAAGTTAAATTTGCTATTGATGGGTTAGAAGATACTCATTCACTTTACAGAAGAAATACAGATTACAAAAAAATAATAACAAACGCAAAAAGTTTTATAAATGCTGGAGGTAATGCAGAATGGCAATTTATAATTTTTAAACACAATGAACACCAAGTAAATGAAGCAAAAAATTTAAGTGAAAAAATGAAATTTAAGTCTATTAATTTTCAATACAGTGATAGATTTTTTACAGATGATGTTTATCCAGTATATGCTAATAAAAAAATTGCTTATAATTTATATCCAGCATCAAATCAAAAAACTATTCATGAATTAAGTAACGCAGACAAAGGAAAATTTTTTGGTACAAAAACAGTTAATTCAAATACTGCAAAAGAAGATATTACTTGTCCGTGGTCAGAACAAAGAAAATTACAAATAAGTGCTGACGGTTTTGTTTTTCCTTGTTGTTATATGTTAGGAGTTTTAGTTAATAGACCAATTCACAAAATGTTATATGGAAAAATTATAAAATCATATCGTAATATAAATTTAAATTATTATACTTTAGAGCAAATTATTACTAATGATACATTTCAAAAATTTATTCCACAAAGTTTGCGTGGAAATGCTCATCCAACTTGCTTAGAACATTGTAGTAAAAATTTAAGTAAAAATAAAGTATATAATGAAGAACAATTAGCATTAAATAACGTACATGACTAAAAAATTAGAAGAAATTTTAAATTTACCAAATGTCAAAGAAGCATTCGCAAAGGTAGATGCTAAAGAAAAAACTACTGAAGACAAGGTAAATGGCAAAAAGAAAAATCTAGATCCGCAAACACAAAAAAACTTAGAAAAAAGTTATGCTGAATTTGACAAAATTGCGGCCGCACTTCCACAAGTAAAAGGACTAGGTGAACTATCAGACTTAGAATTAGACAAATTAGCCGTAGAAGCAGAAGAGAGTTATAAGAACTTAATGGACTTAGGCATGAATGTGGATTCACGTTATTCAGGACGTATTTTTGAGGTAGCAAGTACTATGTTGCGTAATGCTATTGATGCTAAAGGATCTAAGATAGATAAGAAGTTAAAAATGGTGGAATTACAACTTAAAAAGCAGAAAATAGACCAAGGCAATAAGGACGATACAGGTATAGAAGAACAGGACGGTTTTGTCATATCTGACCGTAATGAATTAATGAAGAAACTACTTAAAAAAGACTAAATACTGCAAATGAGCACATTTAAACAATATCTAACGGAATCAGTAAAGTCATATGACTATAAAATAAAGATCGCAGGTGAACCTAAAGACATTGATACAAACAAGTTAGAAACTGCATTAGGAAAATTTGAACTTGCAAAACTGTCAGCAGGCAAAAAAACTCCAATACAAACTATGCCTTTAGATTTCCCACAATTAAGCAACGAGTCGGTTACAATTTGGGACGTTACAACAAACTATCCTGCAACATCTAGAGAGTTGCAAGAATATTTGAGCACTTACATGAATATTCCACAAACACATATTGTTGTTAGAAAACCAAATGAGCCAACAGAAGAATATCAAGAACAAATGCAGGTAGCATCACAATCTGAATACAAAAACAAATTACAAGATATTGAAATGTCAGATGCTCCTAAAGTAAATGCAGAAGAGTTTCATTCAACAAAAGCAAACATGAGTTTGTTAAAAGAACTTATGAAAAACAAAGAAGAAATTGAATACGCAGAAAAACCAAAAGTTGAACAAGAAGTTCAAAGCAAAGAAGAGAAAGGTACACCAAGTCCGTTCTCAAAACCAACCAATCCACATCCAGATCCAAAAAGAAAGAAATAGTTATGGAAATGATAGACGTTATTAAGCGACTCCAAGAAATCGCACAAACTAGACCAGAGTTAGTTAAAGACGCTGTGGACAATGTTGAAAGAATAAACCCAAAAGAAGTAGAAGTAAATTCAGTACAAAGCGATGTAGCACCTAAGACAGACGAAGGCGGAATGTCAGACATACACATTGGTGCACAAGAAATAGTTGGTGAATATATTACTGATGATGGCAATTTAAAAATGAGAAAAGCAGAAGTACTTGGTGCTATGGATAAAGAAAAAGCAAACGCACCTTTTCCTAAATCATACGAAATTGAAACAGCAATGAAAATGGTACAAAACGACTTTAACGATAACGGTTCTAGAAAACACGAGATAGACGAACCTTACGAAGATACAGCAGAAGAAGGTAACGAGTTTGCACACGCAGTTCAAAAAGCAAAAGCGGCAGGTTTGAAAAAAGGCGACAAATTTAAAGTTGGAGACGAAGAGCATACATTAAGAGATAGCGATTTTGAAGAGGTAAATACAAACAGCATGAAAACAGAAGACAAAAAACCAGTAAACGAAGCAGTACAAATCACAACTGATTCTCCAGAAGAAGCAGGTATGATGATGCAAATTTTAAAATTAGCAGGAATGCAACCAATGGGTGCTGAGATGCCAAGCATGGATCCAGGTGAACATAACAAACAAATGGATGTACCAAATCATGAAACTGATGGTGATGAAATGGCTTCTTACAGAGATATAATTACTAAACCAGACGAAGAAAAAGCAGAAGAAAATTTTGCTAATTCTGAGAAAGAATCAGAAAGAGATTTACCACAAACTAAAGATATTGAGACACTAGTTAATGTACATTCAGGTGGATTAAACAGACAAAAAAATCAATACAGAAAAGAATACCCAGGTGATAATCCAATGGCGGCTGAGGATAAAGTTACTGAAGAAGATTTAGCAAATTCATTAAGAGCACAATACGAAGGCTTTAAAAAAGAATATCAAGAAGCGGCAAAAATTGCTGAAGCAAAAGCAAAACCAGACTATATTGATATTGACAAAGACGGCAATAAAAAAGAACCAATGAAAAAAGCCGTTAAAGATAAAGAAGCAAAATAAGTTAGTTTTCCTAACACATTTAAATCATTAAATACTACACTATGGCGTATGTAAGTTTAGATTCGCAACAAATTAAAAAAGCGAATAAAAAGCACAAATACACAAAAGAACAAGTTGAACAACTTGAAAAGTGTATGGATCCTAAAAAAGGACCGTTATATTTCATGAAGCAATTTATGAAGATACAACATCCTACAAAAGGTGAGATGCCTTTTAAACCTTTCCCGTATCAAGAAAGATTAATTGAAGCATATAATTCTCACAGATTTTCAATTTCAATGTTACCAAGACAAACAGGAAAAACAACCTGTGCATCAGGATACCTTATTTGGTATGCTATGTTTCATCCAGATTCGTCAATACTAATTGCGGCACACAAATACGCAGGTGCATCAGACATTATGTCTAGGGTGCGTTATGCTTATGAAATGTTACCTGGTTGGATAAAAGCAGGTGTAACGCAATACAATAGAAATTCAATCGAATTTGATAATGGTTCAAAAATAATGGCAACCACTACAACAGAAAATACTGGACGGGGTATGTCCTTAACAATGATATATTGTGATGAGTTTGCTTTCGTGCAACCGCCTGAAAAAGCAGTTGAGTTTTGGACTTCACTATCTCCTACACTATCAACTGGAGGTAAGTGTATGATTACATCAACGCCAAACAGTGACGAAGACCAATTTGCATTAATTTGGAAAGAAGCAAACAAAAGATTTGATGAATATGGTAACGACAAAATAGTTGGTACTAATGGTTTTTATGCCATGAAGGCACACTGGAACGAACACCCAGATAGAGACGAAACATGGGCAGAAGCAGAAAGAGCCAGAATAGGTGAAGAAAGATTTAGAAGGGAACACGAATGTGAATTCTTAATCTTTGATGAAACTTTAATTAACAGTATAACATTAGCAGATATGGAAGGTGTACCTCCTGTAGAAACAACAGGACAAGTACGTTGGTATAAACGTCCAACTCCAGGACATACATATATGGTTTCATTAGATCCTTCAATGGGTACAGGTGGTGATTTTGCCGGAATACAAGTTTTTGAATTGCCTACCTTTGAACAAGTTGGTGAATGGCATCATAACACAACACCTATGAACCAACAAGTT